AGCGCCATTCACAAGCGCTGTCACTACGCACAAAGAGTGGAATTCAATCTGCTCGCTAAAATTTTTGCGGAATCACTTCCGCCGATGTATCCGTATGAAGTGGACGGAGTACAACCACAAGTTAAACAAACAGATTTTGATGGGAAAGTGGATATTCTTCCAGTTTCCGATCCAAATATTTTTTCTGTGTCGCAGAGGATTATGTTGGCACAAACACAATTACAATTAGCCCAAAGCAATCCCAAGGCACACAATGTTTACGAAGCATACCGACGTATGTACACGGCTATAGGGGTAACAGACATTCAAGCTATTTTGCCTATTCCCCCACAGCCGAGCCCTGTTGATCCCGCAGCTGAAAATGCGGTGTCATTAAAGGGGAAAGAGCTGAAAGCATTCCCTCAACAAAACCACGAAGCGCACATTAATACTCATAGAGGATTTATGTCGTCCATTTTGGTGAAGAACAACCCCGTTGTAATGGGAATCTTGCAGGCGCACATCTCGGAACACGTCTCTTTGCAGGCAACCGAGATCATTCAGAAAAAATATGCGGAGCAAATGCAACAGTTGCAGGCTCAGGCGCAACAACTGTCCTCTCCAGAGCAGGAAACGCAGATCAAACAGCAGATGCAACAGATTCAAACGCAAATGGCGTCCGATATTGCTGTTCTCACTGATGAAATGACCACTCAGATGATCACCGAAGAGCAGGAAATGATGCAGGGTGAGGATGATGATCCGTTGATTCGCCTTAAGGAGCAAGAATTACAGCTCAAAGCGATGGATATGAAGCGAAAAGAGGAAGAAACGGACATTCGCGTCGGTGTCGAGCGTGAAAAGATGGAAACACAGAATAAAATTGCCCAGGACAAGATGGAATCACAGGAAGACATCGCACAACTCCGCGCTGAAGTGAATTTAGCGAAACAAAACGGTAAAAAGAAAAGATAGTTGTAAAAATGATAAATAAAGATAAGATGGATCCCATGATTGAACAAAAATTTGCAGAAGCGGACAAGAAACTGCAAGGATATGTCGGAGGGCTGATGGAGATCGTAGAAAAATCTTCACAAGCACTCGAAGATCGTATACTATTAGCCGGTGCGATGATAAGCGTGGCAAAAATGATGTACATAGAAGCGGCAGGACCTGAACAGGGAAACTGGTTCTTTGATCATAACATTCGGGACTTGATTCCCCTTGTAAAACCAACGATACATTAGGAGAGTAGGATGGCTAACACTGGAAGAACGAACTTAAAGAAAGGTGGCGACGTCGTTAAAGCCCGAGTTGGCAAGATGATGAGGAAGGAAAAAGAACCAAAAGAAAAACAACACACTCTTCTTTCCACTGGAGAAAAGATTCCAAAATCAGAAGTGGATAAAATGAGATGGGGAGTTCGAAAGAACAAAAAACAAGCACAGACAAAAACGGATTATGATTATCGCATAGGCGCTCTAGCAGATAGAAGTTCAAAATATCATATAGATAAAAAGAAAAAATTTGAAGAAGATCATCCAATTTTAAGTAAGATCACTCCAGGTGTTAGAAAATCAGACAAAGAGATAAAAAAATTAATGAAGGATCGCTATGAAGATATGACTTCTAAACGTGGATTACTAGAATCCGCTAAAGGCGGAGTCGCCAAGAAACAAGGTGGCGGAGCGATGTTTTCGCGGGGCTACGGCGTCGGCGAACCATCAAGAAGAACGCCAACCGCACTTTTGGACAGAGGACCGGCTTACAAGAAAGGTGGCGTGATTAAGGCGGAGTCAGGAATACTGGCAACGAAAGCTGCTGATATGTTTAAAAAAGCTAGAAAAAGATATTCCGGAAGACTAAAAAAAGACGATCTTGATCCAACAAAGTCAACAGCGAGAGAACGCGCAATCGCTAGTACTAGCGAAAAGAAAAAACCAAAAAAATCCTTGATGGAGATGTTCAAACCAAAAGCTTCAGTGGCGGGTCCACATCGTGATATTGTTGGAAGAAGAAGGCTTAAGACATTGCTTGGAAAATTGCCAAACGCCAAGCCAGCAAAAGTAGGAGTGGCTGGAAAAATAAGAGAAGCACCAGGCTATAAAGGCGGCGGGATCGCGAAACGCGGTCTGGGCATCATTAAAAAAGGATAACAATGAGCAAAAAAATAAAAGCAGAAAAAGGACAGGTAGGAAACTGGCAACACAATAACAGGGATGTTGTTATTCTTTCAACAGCCTCGGTGGCTGATGAAAAAATTCCCGTGGTTGTCAAGAACCTGGGAAAAGGTCCGAAAGGACAGCGCAGCAAGATGCAGATTAAGAAAGTTGCGTTTAAAGGCGTTTTCTAGTAAATTAATTTCAATTTCAATAAAGGAGGTTCTATGAAACTCATTAAAGATCTTTGGGCTCACCTGAAGGAATGGAGTGACTGGGGTATGAAAGACTGGATTAAAGCCGGTATTGTTACCATTGTTGTTCTGTTTGTAATCTATAAGATGACTTCAGGAGGAGCGTAATACTGTGTTACAGCTATTAATTAAACCCTTGCTCGGCGTAGCCGGGCAAGCGGTTTCTGGTTTCATAGAAACCAAGAAAGCGAAAGCGGAGAACAAATTAACAGAAATAAAAGCTAATACGAAGTTGAAACAGCAGCAGATTGCTGGCGAAGTCTCGTGGGAGGCCTCAGCCGTTGATCAGATGAAAGGCAGCTGGAAAGACGAATTCGTTTTGCTTGCCCTGATGATTCCCGCAATTTTGGTCTTCATTCCAGGAATGACGGAGCACGTGGAACGAGGCTTTGAGGCACTTCATAAATTACCGGATTATTATAAGCACCTCTTATATTTGAGCTGCAGTGTCAGCATGGGCGTGAGAATGGCTCCAGGTGTTAAAGGATTATTTAAGAAAAAATGATCTCGCCTGAGAAATTCAGTGCGTGGAGAATCTTTCCCCGATTACTAATTACCTTGTATGGAGTCGCTTTTTGGCGTACTACTGAATGGTTTATGCAATTACCCGATCCAACGAACGCGCAGTCTGCGTATGTGTCGATTGTGGTAGGAGCAGGCGCCGCATGGTTCGGACTCTATGTGGGAGGAAGCAAGCAAGCGAGCGTTAAAATAGAAAATAAGGAGAAATAATGGCAAAACTAACACCTCTTCAAAAAGTAAAAAAAGAATTGGAAAAACTTGAAGCTCTTCATGCAAAAGAAGAAGCGATAGTTGAGAAGATTGAAGAGATCATTGAAGACGCTGAAAACGAGGAATAGTGACTCTTGAAGAAAGAGTGAAGCTGCACGAAGGTTTCGTTTCAAAAATTTATTTGGACAGTCTTTCCAAAAAAACGATTGGATGGGGCCATCTCATCACGCCCGATGATCACTTCAAGGAGGGCGTGGAATACAGCAAGGAAGAACTCGAGGAAGTATTTCAAAAAGATTTAAAAAGAGCCATAAATGAGGCTGATGATCTCATTAAAACAAAGATTGCTGAAAAAGCTAGAGAGGTAATAATTGAGATGATCTATCAGCTTGGAAAAACAGGGGTTTCCAAGTTCAAAAATATGTGGTCCGCCCTGCAAGAAAGTCCACCCAATTATTTCGAGGCTCATGTCCAGATGCTTGACTCGCGCTGGCATAAACAGACCCCCGAACGCTGCGGTGAACTTTCAGAGACAATGAAATTATGCTCCTAGAGAATTTATTTACGCATTTCAAAAAAGAACTTAAGGCTAGACAAGAACAAGTAAAAGACGCTATAACAACAGGTGTAAAAGATTGGGAAGAGTATAGATACTTAACCGGGAAATTACACGCTTTGCGAGAAGCGGAACAGGAACTCACGGACCTGCTCAAAAAACAGGAGCTAGATGATGAATAAACTATTGGTACCCCAGCACGTTTTGGATACAAAACGAAAGGTGAGGGAGAAAAAAGAAGTGGAAAAGATTCCACAGCCAACAGGCTTTCGCATTGTTATTTTACCCTTAACTCTTAAATCAAAAACAAAAGCGGGATTGCATCTAACGGATGACACAATCGAGCAGGCTCAAGTTACAACAAACATATGTAAAGTTTTAAAAGTAGGACCAGATGCCTACAAGGACAAAGAACGGTTTCCAAACGGCCCTTGGTGTAAAGAGGGTGATTGGATTATCATCGCCAAGTACGCAGGTTCGCGTATTTCAATTGAAGGCGGTGAATTACGGATAATCAATGATGATGAAATACTGGCCACTATTGATCATCCGCGAGATATATTGCCAGCAACCTTAATATAACGTGGAGAAGACCATGCAAGAAAAAGTAACAACAATAAAATCAGAAGATGAAAAGATGATACCATTGGATACATCAGGAAATTCTGTCGATGTTGAAATAAAGGAAGAAAGTTCTACTCCAGAAAATGAAGTGGAGGTAAAAAGTGATGCAGTTATAACGGAAGTTACGGAAGAAGCTCCCAAAGAGGACAATAAGGAAGAGCTTGAAGAGTATAGTGCAACCGTTAAAAAACGAATTGACAAGCTTACTAAGAAAATGCGTGAAGCGGAGCGACGAGAAGAAGCTGCGATTGCGTATGCAAAAAATGTCCAATCAAAACAAAAAGAATTAGAATCCACTATTCGTAAAAAAGATGATTTGTGGCTTGAACAAAATCAAAAAACAATAGAATCTCAGGAAGAGTTTGCAAAAAGAGCACTTCAGGCCGCTATTCAGGAAGGTGACACGGAAAAGCAGGTAGAGGCGCAGCAAGCAATAGCTAAACTCACCATTGATAAAGAGCGTTTGCAGTATGCAAAAATGCAATCTGAAGAGGATTCAGGAAAAACAGAACATAAATTGGAGGATACTCCTCCCACTCCCCCCAAACGGCAGATAAGTGAAAAGGCTAGATCTTGGGCTGACAAGAATGAATGGTTCAATAATGATCGAGCTATGACCTTTACCGCTATGGAAATTCATAGGGATTTGGTACAAGAAGGGTTTGACGTGGAGAGTGATAACTACTATACTGAAATAAATACACGTATACGCA